CTTTAGTCAACTTTAATTCGTTATGGATATAGTTCTTTACTTCTCTGTATCTATATTTGCTCATAATCAATTCCTCCTTTTAAAACATTCAACAACTCTTTAGCTCTCTTATAGGTATCAAAGCCCTTTACGTTCACCCATTCGTATGAAATACGTTTGTCTTTTCTGACTTGTACCCAATATATTATTATGGGAATACAACCGTTGCACCCTTCTCCTCGTATGATTCTGTACCTTTCCATATTAGTCTCCTTTCTCCTTAATCCGTTCAAGCACATCCCTGTTGGCTTCGAGTATCTCGTCAAAAGACGGAATAGGCATCCACATGTCACACTCGTAGTCGTTCCAATCCTCAAATTCAAATCCTCCGTCTGTCGCAACGTATGGCGATCTCCCAGGTGAAACAACGATATAGCCACTAACAATCGCTCCATTTGATACCATTCTGCAAAGGACAAGCTTGTTTGGTTCCGGCAACCGTTCCTTAACACTTATCCAAGGAGATTGCTTGGATTGCCACTCGGCACCTTGAACGAAATTCATCTCTCCAAACTTTGCCAAATCTTTACCAAACAAAGTTCTGTCAACTGTCCTATGATTAAATAGGATATTTTCCTTCGCTGCTTCTTCTACTGTCTGTTTCATATCTATATCGTTTTGAATTATACAAATAGTGATTGCTGAATACGCGATAACACCAATTTATTCGCATCAGCGAAAAACTTTTTTTTAATCTCGAATCCGTATGCCTTGCGTCCCAACTGTGCAGCAGCTAATAAGGTGGAACCGCTTCCAGCGCACGGGTCGATAACGACATCACCTTTATCAGTGAAGATTTCTATCATCCTCCGAAGAAGTGGAACCGGTTTCTGTGTTGGATGTACTTTGGGTGTATCAGAATCTCTTACCCAATCAAAGCAGTTGAATATCATCCGACCATCATTGTTGAACTTCGGAAGTTTTTCACGATAAAGAAGTAAACCGTACTCACAGTTACCTACTACTTTCATGTTTGCTTTTAATACCTGCGCGGAGAAATCTTTCCGGAATACAAGATTGATGTAATTATTTAACCCATATCTCTTTCCTAATTCAATGTATCGGAATTGATCTTCAAATTCACAGAAGATTATCATACAAGGAGCCTTACCTTTATCCTTTGGCTCTTTTACAAGCATCTGGCTACAAAAGTGCATAAACTCTGCCGGGCGAAAATCCTTATCAGTATCAAAGAATTCTTTACCCGCTTTATCGCTTTCTCCATTCTTATTATCACCATCCACATACCATGAAGGATTAGAGGCATAAGCATTATTTCCTAAATTGTAGGGAACATCGGCTATAATTAGTTGAGCTTTAGGAATGCCGTAGACTTTATAGTTCTGAAAATGATCGTTGAATAATTCTATATCTTTCATATCTTTCTTATTTTGAATTATTTTTTTATAACTACCGCCATTGTACTAATAGAAGTGCCACTCTCTTTAAACTCGCCTGCGCTGATTTCAAACACTTCTCCATGTACTTCTTTCAGCCAGTTGCGGAAATCAATACATTTCTTTTCCGAAGCAAATTTCCAGTGTTGGCTGGTTATTGCCGCAAGGGTTCCACCCTCTTCCAATCGATCATACATAAGCCTGACATGCTCTATATCCTGATTACTGGAAAACGGAGGATTTGCAATAATCTTAGTGTAACTACCTACACTGTCTTTGGTAAAGTCTTCATCAAGCAATATTACGTTGTTAAGGGTATGAAGAAATTCTCTGTTTTCCGGCATCAGCTCATAACATTCAACCATTACAGAAGGACAAGCCCGGTGGATTGCTTTTATAAGGGCGCCACGCCCGGCACTCGGCTCCAGTACCGTATCATCTTCATGTATCCCTCCGGCAAGCATAACCAGCCAGTCAGCAACATCGGCCGGAGTTTCAAAAAACTGGTAATCCTGCTGTAGGTCGCACCGTTTACCCTCTTTCAGCATGGAAAACACACGCTCCGGATTAAACGGGAATGTGAAACCCTGTATCTTCCCACCCTGCCAAGATCCGCCGGCTTCTTCAATCCATTTCTTTGCTTCGGCATAAGATTTTTTATTAAATTGAACTTGAGGAAGTTTGAGGATATTGTTCTCAAGAGTACAATGTTTCAGTATTTCTTCCACATTCCATTTTTTGCCTTCGTCAGCCTGTTTCTTCTTTTCCCCAACCGGAGCGTCAGGTGCTAACAGTGAGGATATTTTTTGAACGACGATGTTGCTTGCGCCCATGAAGGCACTGACGCAAGATATCGCTTCTATCAAAAAATCAGTGTCAACACACCCGGTATCGTCATAGATGTCTATCCCTTCGGTCATGGATGACAGTTCATTGAGCTGCGCAACACTACCATGTAACGTTTCGATTAAAATCTTTTTTTTGTTCGTCATAACTTTTCTGCAAATAAATTCTAGTTGTGTCTACACTCCCATGGCCTAAAAGGTCAGCGAGTTGAATTACATCTTTGTTTTTTTTAAGGAACATCTTAGCGAAAAAATGGCGAAAGGCGTGTGCGTGCATCTTCTTTGAATCGATGCCGCAATGTTTTCCCCATGCTTTCAAATGCTGAGAAAAGCCACGCTGTGTGATCGGGCCGAATCTCCCTACCGCAAAAATCCCGGTTTTACCATGTTCCTTAGCGTAAACCTTCGCTTCCTGCTGTAATTGTTTTTGAAAGAAAAAACGTCTGTACTTGTTACCTTTACCTTTCAATGTAACCTCACCACTAATTATATCCTCCCATGTAAATCGTTGAAATTCCGACAGACGGGCGCCCGTTGTACCCAATACCTTAATAAAGAAATAGTAATCCTTATTATTTTTTTTCTTGAGATATTCCAACAGCCGGTTATATTCCTCTTCGGTCGGCACATTGTTCACATCAAGCTTGCGCTTTATTTTGGGACGATTCAGCTCTATAGGCTTCTTCATCCATCTAGAAAATCTTTCTATTGCTGTAATCCGCAAACGGATGGTAGCGGGAGATAATTTTTCTTCTTCAAGACTTTTTATAAACCTCCTGCAATTATCCATGTTTACCTCATTGGCATACTCGAAATACTTCTTCATTGATGTGTAATATATATAAACTGTATGAGAAGAGTAATCATTGTTGTCAGTCAGCCATATAATGAAATCATTAAGTTGTTTCTTGTTCTTATCCGAAATGACATCAAGTTTTTCCAAAGGTTTCACCGCCTTTTCCCTTTTTCCATATCCGATGTTGAGATAGGATAATAGATCGCATATAGCTGAACACATTAGCGAATGACGCACCATGACATCTGCATTTTCACGCTTGTAATTCAAATAACCACGGCGGTTCACTTCTTTGGTCATCTCTAAAAAATCCGTGACATACTTGATATATTTCCCGACAGTATCATAAGTCCTGCCTGTTGTGTATAAGTAGGAAATATAATCAGTTAATATCTTCTGCCTATCATTATTCATAATCTTGTTTAATTAAATTATACCAATCATTGCTATCTTCAAAAAAACATCTGTATCCATTAGCCGTATGTTTGCCTCTCACTTTCCGACATATAGCACTGATCAAAGAAGGAGCCACGCCAATCATCTTACCAGCCATTTGTATCGAAGGGAATACTCCACATAATTTCTCATCCTTTATCAAAACAACGCTCTTTTTATTCATACCTGCTCCGGTCTTATGCCAAGCCCCACGCCCTTTAGACAGATTTTTTATACTTCTGGCTTTGGACCGTTTTGAATGATAAACCATTTTACGACCCTTGTTGTGAGAAACACAACCTTTTAAAAATCGTCCGGTAATAAAGTCTCTCTCAAATCGCTCAGGCGGTATATATAATTCACTCATATCTATTTAGATTTACACTAATTCAATTATAGCCTTCTTTAAATTAACAAATAAAGGTATTGCTGACATGCCCCCATTGTAATCCAACTGTCTTAAAGAGGGGACAACCTCTCCGTTGTCATCAATCTCATAATCTGCAATATAGGCTAACTTCTTCGCTTCTGGGACTAATATCCTTTCATTGTTCCCAAAAATATATCTTTCATGAGCAAGGACCGTTATACAGACCTTACTTCCAACAGGGAATCCTTGGTTGGATTCAATGTATTCCTTTTCCAACTGAATTTTCTGATTCTTCAATTCCCTTATTTTTGAATCAATATCATTTTTCTTTGTCTGAAATTCTTCTTTGTTCATTTTTAAATTGTTTTGAGTTATTTGAATAAGTTTTTCATGGACTTGTTTATCGCATCCAGTTTATCATCCATTGATGGATGAACATATAGATTCATAGTCGTAGATACATCTGAATGTCCTAAGATACGACTCGTTGTCTTCATATCGGCTTTAGATGCAATCATGCGTGTGGCGAATGAATGCCTTAGACCGTGGAACTTAATACACCTGTCCAATCCAACTTCATTCAAAACGAGATGCCTGTAATAGTTTCGGTAAACCCTTGGCTCACAAAACTTCTCATCTCCAGTAGTGACATAAAAACTATCATTATAGCAAGCCTTGAATTTTTTCAAGATACCGAGTAAATCACGGCCTATCGGAATATCACGGCGACTTTCTATAGTCTTGGGAGTAGATTCTATAACCTTGGTTTTTCGGGTGTCAATATCCATAATTCGTTCAATAGTATGAGTTACATGGATACATTTGTTATCAACATCTATATTCTCCCACCTCAGTCCGCAAATTTCACCAATTCTCATACCTGTACACAAGCCTATTAGAATGCCCAAGCGCTTAGGTTTCGGATAATCCACTATGTACGAGATTATTTTTTTTTGTTCAAATTCTGTATATACTTCAAGATCTTTAGTTGCTTCCATATTGGCAGTAGGAAACTGAACACGATATTTAATATATCTTACACCAAATCGTTCCATTGCATAATACAATAGCATCTTAAAAGAGATGAATATGTCTTTAGCTGTTTTCACAGATAACCCTTCTTCAATCAAAGACAGCATAAATCTCTGCATTTCGTCATTAGTAACATATTCCGGGTCTTTATCTCCATATATCGGAAGTATTTTTTGTGTGAACTGATAGACATAAGTGGAGCATGTACTTTCCTTTACTAACTTGCGCTTAACAGGAAGCCATTTATTGTATATCTCTTGAATCGTCATTGTATATTGCTTTTTATGATAAGCTTATGTTCAGGATCCTTTATAATATCACTAAACCCTAAAGTATCATCTTTACGGTTTAGAAGAATATACTTCATTTTTATGGATTTTCCCAAAACGTCGCCATGATAAACGTACCCCATAATCCCGCGAATTGATAAATTAAGGAGCAAAATAGGTATTGATCGTGCAGACAACTCCCAACATGTCACCATATTCTGCGATGGAAAGTGCTCCCAAGGAATCTTGTTGTGGCACCGCTGCCACCAATCAGCGATTATCATAGAACCATTTCCGGCTGTAGGCTCATGTATCGAACCAGCCTGGCTGGTTAATTTAGAACAAAGGATTCCAAGGGAGTTTGGTGTGAAATCCTGTTTCTTCTGCTTCCGCTCTGACAATTCATTCTCATACAAAGCCTGAAACCAATCATAAGACATATCGTAATCATTCATACGGATCAATTCGTTATAGATTTTATTGCGTAATTCTACAGAACCGTCAAGAATACGCATTACTGCATCAGGAAGATCTCTTAAATCTTCTATATGAAATATTTTAAATGCTTCTTCTTTTGTCATATTAATAATCAATTTCTGTTAACCATGCATTATCGTTCTCAAAATACACTCTATAGCCTCTCACCGTTTTATGACCTTTCTTTTTTAAACAAACATCACTTATGTGAGATGGAGTAATACATAATTTTGCACCAGCCTCATTGACAGAAGCATATACACCTATCAACTTCCTGTCTTTAATAACGACAACAGATTTCTTATTCATACCTGCACCAGTTTTATGATGCGCTCCACGACCTTTTACCAAACCTTGTAAACTTCTACGCTTCGTCCACTTTGAATGATAGGTCATTCTCTTCCCTTTATTATGTGGAGTACAACCTTTTAAAAACTGGCCATTAACAAGATTCCTCTCAGGCCGCTCAGGCGGTATATATAATTCACTCATATCTAATTTAATATTAATCATCTTCAACGAAAGTGTTAGTCGTGTTTATCACACCAGCAGAATCAACGCTCTTACCATCCCGGA